CCGGAGAACAGGCCATAGACGCACTTAACCGAATCGCCAGCACAATGAACTTCAGCGAGGCGTCTCGCTTCATCGGCTGGAAGAATCCTGCATCTATGCGGGCCTGGATGAAGGTTCGCGGCTACGAAGTAAAGTTCAAAGAGTACAAGCCAATGCCGCCACGCGGTAAGGGCATGCAATCTAAGGAGATGCGCGCCCTTGCATTTCAAAGATAATTCCCTGAAGCGCGCTAATCTGCGCTTCCTTTTTTTCTAAGAGCCGTCGATGGTTGATATACCACTGTTCAGACTCTCGATTGAGGATGGCAGTTTCTCTAGCATCCACGCTGGAACTTCCGGCATCTGGCACACAGGCGGCCTTGATTGACAGCCTTGAAGTGCCAGCAGCGAGACGATTAGCAAGCTCATCAGTTTTAGCTTGTGCATCTTTTAATTCCTGAGTCGCCTTTGCATCAGCCTTGGCGACTACGATAGATTGGTTTAGCGTTGCCTGTGCTGCGTTTTGAGCGATTTCAAGTTCACGGCCTGACCATTTAGCGTCATGCCACAGGAAAAGCACTACAGAGCCGCACAGGAAGCCTGATAGGAATCGCCATGGCAACTGACTAAGCCAAGGCACGCCGCACACCTTCATTGATCACTGCTGGCGTATAAGGCATAGAACCGTTCTCGTGCTGAATGATCGCCTCGACCAGCGGCCGAAGGATCTTGTCTGAGTTCACGTCTACCGGATCTGTTTCATTGACGCCAATCTTCCTTGCCACAGCCATTGCGTACGAGCCGGTATCGTTCTCTACCGGTGGAGCCCACCGATTGATGATTCCCTTGATCGTATTTAGGCCGTGCTTGTTATGGTATGTTCGCAGAGTCTTTGCTAGTGCGCGAATACCGTTTTCTGGCGTATCAAATCGTGCGAAGCGCGGGTTAGGCACGCCAACCTCAATACCTAGCTGCCCCTGCCAGTTGTTAGCCTTTGAGTAATCCAGGTTTCCTGGGTTGTTATTGCGAATTCCGCGAGCCAGTGCCATTTCGATACCTAAAAATATTTCTTGACGGAATCCATTATATCAGCCACCATAAGGCATACGAACAGGAGTCACGCAATGAATCAGAAAAAGACGGCGGCAAATTTCTTCAAGCAATTGAGCAAGCAAATCGGGCACGCGGACGGTCGACACTTACAGTTGCGCGCCAGTGAATACAAGTACATTTTCGGCATGATTCGTGGCGCATATGAGTGCGGAGCAATAACACATGCTAAGTACAATGAACTTTATAACTGGGCTTGGGATTGCCGAGTAGAAGGCGAATTGAAATACAACGGAAATCAAGATCAGCCAAGTCTCATTGAAGAAGATGTTGACTGCACTTCTTCACCAGACGAGTCGGAGGATTAATAATGAAGCCCGGAATTGTGATTTTTATGGTAGTTATCCTTGTTGCTGGATTCGTAATCGCAAACCGAATGAGTTATGCAGACGGTATCAGCGATCATCAATTCAAGTGCGGAATGATCAAAGACAAAGCATGGCCGGACGTAGATAACTTCTACGCTAAATATTGCCGTGGCTAAGTTGCGCAAACCCGATCCGCTTCCTTCTGTGTACTTTGACGGAAGGAATGCGTATCTTAATCACGAGTCGATTGATTCGTGTCCGTTTAAATCTAGCCCGCATCACAGAACCTATTGGCTCGCTGGCTGGAACGATGCAGATATAGAACACGAAAATGGAATACGCAGTCTTGTCAAATCAGAGCTACTTAGCCGGGAAAATCGCATATTTGGAGAACAAGAATGAATGCCCATATCCAGGCGGGCCAGATCGCGGACTCTGGTACGCAGGATTTGTTGAGATGCGCGAAGAGCTTAGAGTTCTCAGAGAAAATTTGCAGTTGCAAGCACGAGATTCAGGGGACGGGCGGTGTTTTTCTTCAGTCTCTCGGGATCATTCTTTGCAATGAGTGCAAGGGCGAGCAACCAATACGGAAGCCAATACTATGAGCAACATAGATCAGCAAGGTAATGAAGTAAGAGTAGGGGTTGCATATCAGTTTGTTTATGGTATGCCGGGGCCAGACATTACAACCCTTGTCGTTACCAAGATTAACGGAGATGAAATAGAAGCATTCGACGTTATTTTTGGATTTGAGAGCTTAATTGTTAAAGCAGACCAGTTATGGCGACCACTTAAGCACACGTGGGAGGCATGGAAGCAAGAGAAAGAATTAATTATTAAACATTTTGGACTATCAGCGCTTAGCCTGGAGTAGAAAATGAGCCAACGAATCAAACTAAAATTCTTCCCGTTTCCTGATATGGTCGCTAGCCTTGTTGGCGATCTGGCTGAGCAGGGTTTTGACGTTGAAATGGCACCTTGCGACGAATCGGACCATTACGTACTAATCGCTGAACGCCTATACGACGGCGAAGAAAGGGAAATCATAACAGATGGACCTTCAATACACTAAAAGAAACCCCGCCGAAGCGGGGTTTCCAATAAATGCAAATCAACTAGAAAGTCTATCCTGAATGTTAATCAGAACTTGGTCGGCTGCAACAAAGGTAGCGCCCCTGACGTTGTATTGACCAGACCCGTTACGCACCAGGAAACACGCTACAGCCGTAGTGCCACCACGCATGACTACAGCTTGGTAATAAGGCCCCAATAGGGCCCCCTTGAAGTCAGCAAGGATTTCGCCGGACGTGGTCGTCAGGGTTATCACGCCTACAGCTGATACCTCGTTGCCAACTGCAAACGTGATTGCAACTGTCGAGGACGTAACCAGGCCTCCGGCGAAAGTGGGGCGACCAATCGGCCAAGTAATGCTGTCAGACTTGGCGCTATACAATTTGACAATGCCCTGAGCGGCCAAGCTGGCGTAGGCCATGTTCAAGCTTTCGCTCTGGTGGATATTGTCGCGCAGCAGTGGGTCTACAGTCGCAGAAGTCAAAGTGGTCAATGGTGCTGGCAGCAGATGCGTTGTTGATACCCAAGACGCACCGGAAGTCAACACCGCGTCTTTTATCTGAAGGCGTGCACGCGCACCCGCTTGGGCATTCGCGGTTACGACGCCGATACCGTCCGGCTGCTGCGGATACCAGATGTACGGTTCGATCCAAACAAGTCGACGACCTTGAGCCGCAACATAGTCAATTATGGCCTGCGCGGCACTGCGCACGGTACCTTCACTTAGCCCCGCCTGGATATCGTTAGTGCCCGCGCATACGACAACGACGTTAGCCGAGCCGAAACCATTGGCGATCATGGCGTTCAACACGTTACCCATTGCGTAGCCGCCAACGGCGTTGTTGATGATTGGTGGTGCGTAAGACCCTAGTGCCATGATGGCGGCTGGTAAGTGCTTATCCCAGCTGTAAGACAGTGGCGCCGCAGTACTATCGCCGTAGATGCAAACAGTGCTAAGTGATTTCAATCCGCGTGCATAACGGTAGGTATCAAAATGCACGCCATGCAAGTTGACGGTGGACGTAGTATCACCAACAACAAATCCGGCAGATACGATTGGGCCGACGTTTATTTCTTCCCCGATACGGGCTCCGTTAACCAGGGGCACAAACGAACTTCCCGACACGACGTCGATTGACATATCGCAGTTTGCGGAGTTGTACGCGGGGTTTCCTGCGTCTACCACCGTCAAGACTCGTTCTTGAAAAAGCGAACCGCCCTGATAGAACCGCAAGGTGTAATCGGTGCGGTTCGCCGCAGAGGCGAACAAAACGACGGTATAGGTATCGCCGACTACCGCAATTCCGCGAACAACGGTTGTGTTGTCGATGTAGGCAGTAAGCACGTCATGTGGCCGTACACGGGCCATCGGCCCACGGAATTTGCCGACAGTACTAGCGGCCATGACAATGCGACCGAGGGATGCCGGCGTAAGAGCTGCGCCCTCAGTCGCCACACCGGTAGTTGCGTCGATAGAGACGTCGAAGGTAGGACGAGTGTTGGCTTTACGTACTACCCAGTCGTCTGGCTGTTCACCGAACACTTTCAAGGCGTTTTCTGCTGCGATACCCTCGTCTCTGCCGTATGAGAACTTGCGACCTGTGGAGTGGTAGACGACATCAACGTCTTCGGAAGCCTTGAACTCAATCACGTCCGACAGCCCGTTGATGGCGATAGTCACGGGGCCATCGCCTAACGCTTCAAACGTAATGTTCGCAAAAAGCCCTGCCGTAATCCCGCCCATGTAGTAATAACCGGTAGGGAATACCAGGACAGTCGGCAGAGTTCCGGTAAACTTGCTAACCTGGCTAGTTACGTTGTTTGGGTAGACGTCGTATGCGCGAACGTCACCGGTGAAAATTTTAACCAATCGTTGCTCGACGGTTTGGCCGTTTGTCGTACCAATCAGGCCTGCCCCAGTATCATCAGCTAGGTCTTGACGAAGAGTTTGGTCGGTTCTCAGGGTTAAAGATGGCTCGTCGGTGGCCCAAGTGCCAGTCAATATATATGGGAAAGACTGAGGCAACTTTACGCTATAAAGAATACCAGACCTCTCAATTAACTGAGTAGGTCTGTCAATCTGGAGAGGGGAACCATCAATATAAGGGATTGGAGGCAGCTCAAACGATGAACCCTCAAGAAAAATATTAAAGTCGTTTTCTAAACCACGAAGCGTTTTTCTTGATACTCCAAGTCTATCCAGAGTTGTTAGGTCTGTGCCAGTAACATACTCGTCAAAAACCTGGCTATTGTCGTATCTGTCTCGTGCGTCGGCAGAAGGAACTGGATTCATTGTGTTATAAGTAGTCATGCTAAAGGCCATTCCTTGTTAATGGTTAGATCAAAAATCTCAGTATATAGAATGTCATCAGGAAACAATCCTTCGCCTTCAGGAAGAACAGCTCTTTCTTTTATTTCTAGCTCAGCAGTATAAGACCAAAGTTTGGGGCCCAATCTGGACGGTCCAGAATAAATATCGGTGAACCTGCATTCATAATCAAAATATCCAAGAGGAGTTTCAAGCGGACACTCAAACCACATAGAGCCATCGACTAAAGAATCTCTCCACCAAGCCTCAAAAGCTTGACCTTGAATAGATGTAAAAATCCAGCTAATGCTCGCCATCTCTGGAACGCTTGTGAATCTTCGGCGCTGCCTAGCCCTTCCACTAGAAAGAGTTGACCTTTCCAGCGGAGAGACGACCTGATACGTTCGGCCAGAGTGTAGTCCTCTGGGTAATCCTGATGGATATTTGATCATGGCTCTAGGCTATCGTCATCTATATAAACTAGTTCATTATACCCTACAGCCTCTA